GAGCCGATTGACCGGGAAGATATGTCAGAAGAATTGATCAGGCAAAGGGGGATTTTCAGCGATGCTTAGGTTTCTTTGGGGTGTAGGTCGGCAGTTGGTTGCGCTGTATGAGCAGCGCGACAACGCCAAGACAGACGCGGAACGGGCAGCGGCAGACGTGCAGATCAAAGCACTGGAAACCAAGCTGGCATCGCGGGATAACCGATTGTTGCAGCTTGGGTTAGGGCTTGTGGCGCTTGCTATGTGTTCCCATGCGGCGGCTGTTGCGTTCGTTTCGATGATCCCGGCAATCGGTTGGAATATTGACGCCATGCCACCCGCTTATGCGGCTATGCAACAGTCGATTATCCTGTCTGGGTTTGGGCTTGCGGCGGTTGGAAAATTTTTTCGGTAGGGGTGTTGACAAGGCCAAGCGGGATGGTGTATATGTGATTTGTGCTTGACGGAAGAGCCTGCACAATGGACTAAACATATTTGCGGGTGCAGTGTTTGGTTTGATTGGTAACCCGATACGTCCATGCTGCCCGTCGGTATGGAAAGAGATAAGGCCTTCTGCTTAGCGGTGGGTTTAGGGCGGGCCTAATAAGGGGCGTGACTGTCACATATGGGAGACAGGGGCTAGTAACTCTAGCTTGGCAGCGGTTCAACTCCGCTACGCTCCACCAATAAACCGCTTTCTGGCGGGTTTTATTTATAGCCCTCTAGCCCAATTGGTAGAGGTGGCAGTCTTAGAAACTGCATGTTCCGAGTTCGAATCTCGGGAGGGCTACCACTAATCCGAGCCTAGCCCAATTGGTAGAGGCAAGGAACTTAAACTTCCTGTGTTCCCGGTTCGAATCCGGGGGTTCGGACCAAATCGGAAGCCTTTCCCCACGGCGGACTGTAAATCCGTTGCTTTATCAAATAAGTGGGGATAGTCAGCGTGAGGCGCAATTCCTCGGGTTTCCACCAATAAACCGCTTTCTGGCGGGTTGCACAAGCGCGAGGCGGGGTCTATGCCGTCGATAGTGGTAGTGCAATCCTCTTGAGCGCGGCTTGGCTGAGTGGACTAAGGCGACCTGACGAGGCGCGTTTTAGGTGACAGTCACCGAGGACGCCGTGGGTTCAAATCCCACAGTCGCGCTCAACCTGTAATCAATCCTTACATGTTCACCGCCAAGTTTGCGCTTGGCGGGTTTTCTTGTATGATGGTATATGGCATACATTGCCACAATCGCTTTTTTCGGTTTGCGCGATCTTACGGTAATCCCTCCTGAACCCGTAGTAAAGTCAAACCGTTTTCTTTCCGGCATACATCCATCCTGAAGCCTGACTGTATTTTCCCTTAATTAACCTGATTATATTCTGCTTCTTTATTCCATGTAGAACTCTAAATTCGTATTTACTACACGCCACAATTCCCTTTTCTCTATGAAAAAACATATGAATAGTAGGGTCATATCTTGGGTTATTGACGCCGCCTTGATATATTTTCATCTTTGCCACAGCTTCAGGTGACATTTTATACCCACCATCGCCGCCACTAGTCATGTTGCAGAGATTTTTCAGACCATATTTAAAAATTGTCATTCTCTCAAATGTATAGGCGCAATTTTCGTTTGAAAATCTTTTTATTATTTCAACTTTGAAACCATATTTGTTTACTATGTGGTGCCAATGACGATTTCTTCCATTGGTTGAAGATGATCTATCACGTTGCCCCTTGCCGACATAAAAAACTTCCCCATTTTTTTCTCCGCTGGCATATTTGTGCACATAAACATAGAATGACTTGACAACATCATTCTTTTCGTATACATGAATTTCAGTCATAGGCTTCCCTGTGAAAAGTCTGTGGTTAGGGCTAGGTTTCAGAGTGCTACAACACTCCCTAGCCCGTCTCATATAAGCATAATTTTGATAAAGTCAAGCATGGCCTCTTGACTTCCGCCCTAGAATATGCCAGCCTGATCTTAGGTCAACAATCGTTGATCTTTTGGCCTAAGGAGGGCTGTTTATATGCTGAAATCAATGATCGTTGGTCTTGTGCTACTCGCAACGCCTGTTGTTGCACAAGAAGTCAATCAATGCGCACCTAGACAGGTTGTAATTGATGCACTGCTATCTGCATTCAACGAAAGTGTTGTGTCTTCTGGAATTAATCACGGGCCGAATGGTCCTGTATCCATTTATGAATTGATGGCCAATACAGAAAATGGCAGTTGGTCCTTGATTAGCACGACTCCAGATGGCGTTTCGTGTCTGTTAGCCGCTGGGTCTGACTATAATTCGTCACCCGCACAAGAATTGCCCCCGAACCTGTAAGATGTTACAACGGGTTAGGCTATGGAGGCTTAACCAGTGACACCTAAACAGCAAGAGGCTTACGACCTACGCGCAGCAGGGCTTACAGATGCCCAGATTGCTGCGCGTTTGGGTATTGATAGAACAAGCGTTCGGGATAGATTGCGCGGTGTTGATCCGGCAATTGAACGCGCCATGACTGCTATTCAAACGGACATGATCCCGGCAATGGTTTGGGACAAGACGAAACCGGGCTATTCGGTTATGTTGAAGCCGAAACAGGCGGATCAGGAAAGTCTAGTCGATCAAGTGGCCGAGGCTTTCAAGTCAATTCCGGCTGCATTGTTGCCCGCGCCCAGCTTGCGCGACAATGACCTGATGACGGTTTATCCGGTAATGGATGCGCACTTTGGCATGTTCGCTTGGGGGCGCGAAACAGGCGGGCAGGACTATGACTTGGCGCTGGCCGAAAGTGACCTGTTGCAAGCGTTTAGTGATATTGTAGCTGTTACACCCGCAACGCGAAAAGCCGTATTGATCCTTGGCGGCGATACCCTACATGCCGATAACAACGACGCTGAAACGCCTCGATCCAAGCATAAGCTGGATACCGATGGGCGGCATTTCAAAGCTGTTGATGTGGCGATCCGGTCTATCTGCACCATCATCGATACTCTGGCAACACGGCATACGGAATTGACGGTTCGGGTGTTGCGCGGCAATCATGACGTTTCCGCCCATATGATCCTGACTTTCGCTTTGGCGGAGCGGTATCGGTTGGCGTCCAATGTGACGATTGACAAGTCGCCCCGTGATCTATTCTGGATTAAACATGGCCGCGCTTTGGTGGCGTTTCACCATGGCGATAAGGCTCCGGCGCAACGTCTGGCGATGGCGTTGGCGGATGAATGCCCGCATTGGTCGGAAACGCGAGACAGGCATATCCTAACGGGCCATATCCATCACGATAGCGTCAAGGATTATCCCGGCGTGAAATGGTGGAGCTTGCGGGCGTTCTGCCCACCGGATGAATATGGGTCTAGCTTTGGACCTAGGCGGGCCTTGCAGGCGATGGTGTATTGCGCAAAGAAAGGGCTGATCTTGCAGGCGATTGAACCGATTGAGAGGGTGAAGTGATGGATCATATGGCAGTGCAGATCGGCGGCAGTCATTACAAGGATATGAAAATCCAGCCGCTTGAATATAGCATGGCAAACGGATTGAACGCTTGCGAACATTCCGTTGTCAAGTATGTATCACGCCACCGCGCCAAGAATGGTAGGCAGGACTTGGAAAAGGCAATCGACATGCTACACAAGCTAATCGAGTTTGAATATCCAGAAAAGGAAAAACCCGCCTAGGCGGGTTTAGTTAAACTCATTTCCCTTTCCGCGAACTCGTGACAATTCTTCATACCAAAACCTAACACGCGGCGGTTCTTGATACATAAAGATGAAATCAGCGCCGCCATATACCTTTGACGCTTTCCGAATTGTTCTGCCGGATTGGCAAGCGGTGTCAACAATCAAAGGTGTCCCGTGCGAGAAATGCTTGTATGGGACAAACGGGATGCCCAGATAATGACTTGCATAAACAGAAGCAATAGCGCCTGATCGTCCCGGACCTGTCACATAGTCGTATTTCCCAAACTCATTACATAGTTTAGCAATACACTCACTGCGGAATTCTTCTTCCGTGATCAATCTGCCATCATAACCCATAATCTACTCCTATTAGCGTTTCCTTCCCATACACCATACCCCACAAACGAACCCCGCGCAACAACTATTTTGCAGCGCGGGGCGGTTTTTTACGTCCTCAACGGCATGACGATCCAGAACGCATTAGGATCATCGCCCCGAATGATTGCAGGGCCTAGACCGTTGTCCAGTTCCATTGTCACTTGCCCTGACGTTTGAGCGAAGACTTCGGACAGATACCGGGCGTTAAACCCTGTCTTGACGGGCTTTCCGGTCAACACCGCGTCAATCACGTCCTTACCGGAGCCGGATTGGCCAGCAACGGATACCGTCACGCTATCCGCCGCAACGTCCAGATTGACGGCCTTGCTTTTCTCCGTCGATACCGCCGCAACGCGATCCGATGCCGCCTTGATTGCCGCGCCGTCCATTGTGACGTGATTATCATTGCCATTCGGAATAACGCGTCGGTAGTCAGGGAACGTCCCGTCAATCACTTTCGACACAATCACGGCGGAACCATAATCAAACTTGATCTTGGTATCAGAAACGCTCACTTGCACGTCGCCAACCGCGTCTTGTTTCGACACCTCGGCCACGGTCTTAGCTGGCACGATCACGCCGGGGAAGTCGGAATTATCCGGCCCGTCCGCCAAGGCGAATTTGTGACCATCCGTTGCAACGGCGCGAATTTTGCCGCTTTCGTTGTGCAGGTAAATGCCGCAAAGGTAATAGCGTATTTCTTCATTCGACATTGCAAAGCGCGCCAATCCGAACAGTCTGGAAATTTCATGCGCAGGAATATCGAACGTAACGTCATATTCTGAACTTGCCATGAAGGGGTAATCCTCAATCGGCAACGTTGGCAAGCTGAATTCAGAGCGACCCGCTTTGATTGCCAGTTGCCCATTGGTATCGGACAGATCAACAAGCGATCCAGACGCAAGCCGTTTGACAATATCGCCAAACATTGCAGCGTTAACGGTTGTTGCACCATCCGTTGCGCCCGCCACTGGCGTTACAATCGTGTATTCAATATCAAGGTCGGTTGCTTTCATGGTCAACACGTCATCCTTGACGATCATCGCCACGTTTGACAGCGCCAAAAGCGTATTGCGCTTTTCTACAACGCTGGCGATGTTTTCCAGCATTTTAGCGAGGGTTTTTTGTTCGATTGATAGTTTCATTCTGCGATCCTGAATACTTGAGTGAATACTGGAGTTTCTTTATTGATGAACATTTCCGCTTCGGCCACAGCTTCTTGCATATTGATTGCTTCAACCTCAATCGTGTATAGCAGGTTTACGGTAAATGTTCCGGGGCCATCATCAGGTGGGCCAATAATCTTTGCAGCGCTTCCATAACCCCGCTTATTGATTAGTTCGTGTAGGTTTGCGGTCATCTCTCATCCTCCAAAATATCCCTAAACTGTTGCCATCCTTTGAAGTTCCGGCACCATCCTTTAATCGCAATCGCCTGATGTTCCATCGGGCTAGAGTGCATGGGATTAGCATGGGCCAGACGTTCAAACAAGGCCATATCTTGATCGTATGTCGGTTCTTTTCCCTCGTGCGTCAAATATGACACACGGGCGCAACGTGCAGCGGATCGTTTCGGATCGTCATGATATGGACTGTGCATATCATCCTCAACCGGAATGCTTTCATCTCTAGCCTTACGCATAACCTTTGCCAGCGCCTGAATTTCCGGTTGCGCGTCGGGATGATCACGCAATGCAAAGAAGTTATCCCATTCCGTTGCCGTCACTAGCACGTTGATGTGAGCGAACGGCTCAAGAATGCGGTTTACTATTTGCTTGTGAAGGCCATAGGCCGATATACGCGCTGCGTGGATAACAGCCGCATCTCGCGCCAATAGCCATTGTTTTTCGCAACTTGCAATTTCCGGACCCGCCTGCATCCCCGGTTTATTGCTACCCCAATGGATTGGCATTGCAGGATCGTTTTCAACATCGGCAATCAATCGATCAACAGGGATAGCGCGGCTTGAACTGGCATTCCGGCTAAATGCGCGATGCGTCATGAATTCCGAATGAATAAACCTCGGATAGCGCAACTGCATTGTGGTAATGCGGTTTCCGTTCCAGATTGTGTCTGCGATGATCTTGGCGGTGATGGTCATTCTACATACTCGATTGCCATATTATCAAGATCAACGGTCATAGCCTTTTCTGTTAGGCAATCAAAGACGTTGAACCATTCAGGAGTATCAAATTCATATTCTCGCTCCAATTCCATTTCAACTTTAACGGCATGGATAACACTTTCCAATGTTTCATGTGATGAGTGATAATCTTCTGATCCGCCATTAGCATAGTAATGCCGCCCTGCAAACAAGATGTAACGTTTCATTTCCGCGTCCTACTCCAATAACTCATGCACGGCGTTTCATCCGTGTCGGGTTTGTATGTCATGTAACTCTGCCAATCACAAGGCTTGGTTCCGCTATCTTGATGCCTGTAGCAAGATTGCGACATGCGGCATTCTGTTTGGCACATATCGATGTCGGTCATCACTCACCCCCTTGCCCGGCGAGGGCGCGAAGGTCATCAATGGGGATGTATTCGCGGTCATTTTCAGGATGTTCAGCCAGAAACCTGTCATGCGCCTCCAACAACACCCTTGCCGCTTCTTTCACCAGATCGGCGGTCGGGATGATCGTGACGGGGGTTACGGTTTCGTCATGGGAACCAAAGTTTCCCGCGCTGCCGTGGGGGCCAAGCAGGACGTGCTTAACCCGACCATCCTTTGCGACGATGGCCCAGCCTTCCGTTGGTTTGGGTTTAGTCATTGGGGGGCCTCATCGGTTGGCGAGGTGGGGGTGCTTGGCCCCGGCAATGGTGAATGTTTCGGCTTGGCGGCTTGCTTGGCCCTGATTTGCTCAACCTTAGTCCAGACCCTTTCAAGCTCCGTTTCTGCGGCTTCGGCCATGTCAATTCCGCAAGCAGTGCAGAGTGCTGCAAGCGTGTTCATGCCACCGCCGACTTCTTGCGAAGGTTCGCCAATCGGACGCCCATAAACATAGTCAACCAATTGGTGCGCTTCGATGGCAGTGCATCCGTTTGCCTGAACCAATTCTAAGGCTTCCTCTAAAAAGCGATGGTTTCGCTCCACACGATCCGCACCGATTTCGCGCCCGAAGCAGGCGACAATCCAGCTATGAACGCGCTCTTGAAAGTTCCACGCCATTTTATCGGCTCCCTGTTGATGCCGACACCGCGTCGCCAGCGGTTTTAATTGCCGAATTTAACGGGTCCATAACCATAGATTGAACGCGATCCCTGTTTTGGTTCATGCTGGTGATCATTGCGTGGCAGGCTGCAATCCCTGAGATGGATGTTGTCCCACCAGCTTTTTCTACGCGGTCAATCCATTGGTACATTGCATCAATGGTGGCGGCAGCTACATGGGCTGCTTTCAGTAGGTCTTCTGTCATTTTATCGGCTCCCTGTTGATGCCGACACCGCGTCGCCCAGCATGAATATCAGCGCGCCATGGTCAGCCGGGGCGCAGGCGGCGAGGATTGCCGCCATAATGGCAGGCGTTGAATAGCGAAGGGCGGTGGACATAAGCAGGTGCTTCAACATCACTTCCCCTCCATCCGATCAGCGGCGGCGCGCAACACATCGGCGGCCATGTCCGGGTTCCACTTGCCGCGCTCAATCTCCACAGCCCACCCCCGCAGTTGTTCCGCCGTTGGCGCGGCTTTCAGGGCGACGATAAGGTCGCGGATGGTTTGGGCATGATCGTAGAAGCCCTCAGACTCAACGAATGATATTGCGTCATTCGCCCGTTTGATCAGGTCCGTGGTCGGCTTGACCTTCGGCTGGCACAGGTCGGCGCGGCGGTTCCAAGCGGCGATTGCCCGATGTGTCGCTTCAGATTCTGCACCATCTATTGCCCATCCGTTCACATCTGCCTTGTCCGCAGCTTTGATTGCAGCCCCACAAGACGTGCAGTTGACGTAAGACACCCCGCGGTATCCTGTGCGCTCATCGCTAGAGTCCAGTCGCCCTATCACGGCTTCGCCCCCGCAATGCTGGCACGGTTTCAGTTCCGGCGTCATTCCACACCTCCAACCTCGCACAGGGCCACCATGACCCACGTATCAGCGGGCGCATCCCTCAACGGGTGCGGCGCGGTCTTTGTGCTGTTCAGTTCGTCGTCAGTGACTTCGGATAGCCTGCACACCCGCACCGTCTCAGGGGTCAGGGTGAAGCGTGACGCCCAGCGGGGCATGGTGATGGCGGGAATCCACGATTGATCCTTGAACCATTCCCGCGCCCGGTCGCTTTCACGGTAGACGAGTTGCGGCGGCGAAACTCGGCACCCGTCTTCCTCAATCTCGCGGCAATCATCTGGCGGCACCAGCGGGCTTGCCGGCCATTCGTCATCGCCGTCTTGCGAGAACCAGAATTGATTGAACCCCTCCTTCACCCACACAGGCTTGCCGGGGGAAAGGGGGAGTTGGTGGGGCAACAGGTATTCGTGCCATTCGCGTGACGCAGTAACGACAGCATCGCAACCGTGCTGCTTCGCTTTCGGGATAGGCCAGCGCCAACGCCCACTGCTTTCGATCCACTCGGGTTGAGGCTTGAACGCCCGCACGATAGCGACGGTCCCGCCCATGCCAGCGCGGGCGATGGTGGCGGCTTCGTGGGTGGTGGCGGTGAATGGGGTCATGACCAATCAACCCGCCGTCGCATGAACATTTGACGGAAAAGTAACTTCCGCAAGTTTTGCGTCGTGTTCATCAACGGCGTTGCAAAAGAAACCGCTTTCGGTAGCAGTTGCTTCAATTGCATCGTCTTTGCTTTTGTCGTAGATCACGATGCTAGAATCGCCAATGGTATAAAACCCTAATCGACGGCTAGGGCATCCGTTCAAGACCTTTTGCAGCTTTGCGATCCATTTGCTTTCAACATCGGTCAGCATCCCTCACTCTCCTTTTGCTTGATTGCGTCCATCTCGGCGCGGGTCGCTGAATTGGAGGCGGGGCCAAGTTGGACAATGGTCAGGCTGTGGGCTTCGATGGTCCGGGATCGCGGGCTTAAAGCTGAGGCCGATATAATCATGGAAGCCGCCAACGAAATGGAATCCGCCCTTCTGTCGAAAGGATCGCCCGATGCGTGACCAGATCGAACGCGCCACATTGGCG